GTTTCAGAAACATTTTGTATTTTACCATGGGTACATTTACATTCATGGCCCAATGGTACGACTAAGTTATGTTGTCTATCTGACAACGCAGGAGACGTAGGAGACTTAACAAAGAACACAATAACTGAAATACAAAATAATGAAACAATGAAAAAAATTAGGAAATCTCTTCTTAAAGGAGAAAGAGTTTCCTTTTGTAAGTCCTGCTATAAGTTAGAAGATGCCGGCATTAATAGTTGGAGAGCAGACTTCAATAGAAGTTTTGATCATTTAATTGAGAACAGAATTAATAATACATTAGAAGATGGCGCATTAAAAGATCCTAAATTGTTTTATATGGATTTTAGATTTAGTAATTTATGTAATTTAGAATGCAGAACATGTGGACCTGATTTAAGTAGCTCTATTGCAGCAAACATAAAAGAAAGAAAATTTCACCCAGACCAAATAAAAGATTATAAGGAGAAAGGAATAATTTCAAAGTCTGAAAACATTATTGCTTATTCGGGTGCTCCTAAATATAACAATTATTTTAATGAAGAAATAAAAGACCAACTACATAATGTTGAACAGTTTTATTTTGCAGGAGGCGAACCTTTACTACAACCAGAACATGCACAAATATTAAAGTACTTAGTTGATAATAAATTATTTAATAAGACATTAATATACAGCACAAATGCTACTTCTTTTGTTTATAAGAAGCATGACTTTTTTGAAGATTGGAAAAAGTTTAAAGCAGTTAATGTAATTCATAGTATTGATGGACACCATAAAGTTTTGGAATATATAAGACAAAATGGAATACACGATAAAATATATGGCAACTTAGAAAAATGTATTGAACAACCTAATATAGGAGCAGAAATATGTCATGTTATAAGCATATACAATGCTTGGGAGTTTTTTGATTTCCTAGAATATATAGATCACTATATGCCTAAACTACATTCGTTTCATTTAAACTTTGCTTTTGGAGAACATAATGCAATAGGAATACTTCCTAACTTTGCCAAGAAAGAATTATTTAAAAAATTTGAAGAACAATTTGAAACTAATGAATCATGTAAGAAGTTTTTAATGTGGAATAAGGAACATACAGAAAAGATAGCAAACTTTAAAGAAATGGTAGAGAATCAATATCCACATGATGAACACAATAAAATATGGGAAGAATTTGTAGATAGAACTAAAAGATGGGATAAATTATATAACAAGAATATTGGAGAACACATTCCTTGGTTAACAGATGTAATAAAAAGATATGAGTCAGGGCAACGATAAAAGATGTGTCCATGTGGACACAGGCATAAGACTGTTTAATGACGGTACAACAATGTTCTGCTGTCAAAGTAATGAGAAACTTACTACAAAAGATGGCTCAATAGGAAACATACAAAAACATACTATTGAAGAAATAAGAGAAGGAAAAAAATCTCAGGAAATAAAACGAGCTTTAGAAAAAGGTGTTGAGCACCCTAACTGTTCTAAATGTTGGAGTGAAGAAGCATCAGGGATGAAAAGTAAAAGGGTAAGAGACAATGAAGAAAATACTGATCTTATAAACTCTGTTGAATTAAAAAATATGGAGATTAACCTAGGTAATATATGTAATATGAGATGTAGAACTTGTGGACCGTGGTCAAGTAGTTTATGGGGTCAAGAATATTATCATCAAATGCACACATATAGGTCACCCAGAGATGAAATGATTGCAACCATGGATAAGAAAGACTACAATAAATGGTTGGGACAATTTAGTAAATCATATAGTGATGATTCTAAAGTATGGGAAGAACTAGACAAGTATTGGAGTAAACTAAAAAATATAGACATATATGGAGGCGAACCTTTCCTTGTAGAAAAACAATGGCAAGCTCTTAAAAAGAATGTAGATAGTGGAGCAAGTAAAAAACAAAATCTACACTTTAATACAAATGGCACAGTTTACGATCCATCTAAAATAGAAATTATGAAAGGATTTAAAAGAGTTCAAATTAGTTTTTCTATAGATGGACAAGAAGAACAATACGATTATATTCGTAAGGGTGGACAATGGTTACAAACAAAGACAAACTTATTACAACATATTAAGATAGCAAACCAAACACCTGGTTGGAATGTTGTTGTTTGTATTACTGTTAGTTTCCTAAATGTTTATTATTTACCAGAGTTATTAGAAGCATTTATGGACATGAATGTTTTTGCTTATGTAAACTTTGTCCATGAACCTGCATTTTATAAAATACAAAACTTAAGACCAGATCTAAAAGAATCTATTAAAAAGAAATATGAGAGAAGTAAAATTTGGAATGCTACAGAAGACGATAAAAAAGTACACTTTGAGAAGTTTCCAAAAGGTGTAACAGGCTACGACATAACAAAAGAAAAACTTGAACAAGTATTATCTTTTATGGAAATTGAAACATGGAATCCTAGTTCATATAAAGAATTTATATATATGACTGCAAAGGGAGATGAATATAGAAAAGAATCTTTTAAAGATACATTCCCCGAGTGGTGGGGTTTAATATATAATGATCCTTATACAGAGGATTTAGATGAGAAGTTTCGTACATACAGGCCACATGAAACAATTCACCCGGTACAAACTAGAAACATGGATATTGAAAACTTATATGATAAAATAGAATATAAGAGATACAATAACTATAGGCCAGGAGACCCAACAGCAGTGCCTGATTATTATACAAAAAAGAGAGAAGTATAAAATATGAGTATTATAAGTAATGATATGAACAATGTAGTACAATTTAAACCTAAACCTAGAGTCATAAAAGGTTATAGAATGTCTTTTTATGAAGAAATAGAGATAAATCTTGCGGTTATTTGCGTAAATACATTCGGTTTTGATGAAATTGGATACACTAGAAAGACACTTAAACAGTTAGACCCATTATACATCAAACGGTGTTTAATAGAGGGCTATAACAGTGATTTAATCTCAAAGAATGGCCGAGACGTTATAAATAAAATTATAGACAGTATAGAAGAAATAGCAATTGCTGTTAACTAAGGATTATAATGCCAACATATATTTTTGAAAATACAATAACAGGTGAAGTCTTTGAAAACTTTATGGGAATAACAGAGGCTGATAATTACCTGGAAGACAATCCACACATACGAAGACAACCAACTGCTCCTGCAATAGTAAGTGGTAGGGGAGGCGACCGTACAAAACCAGACGATGGTTTTAAATCAGTATTATCAAGAATTGCAGATGCTAATCCAACAAGCCCTATGGCAGATGATTTCGGTAAAAAAGATAGAAAGTCTGTAGCAGTTAGGGACTCATTAAAAAGAGTAAAGAAAAAATTAGGCTCAATCATGGGCGACAACCCAAAACATTTGGGATAGGAGGTAACCACGAATAATATTTTTTGTTATGTTAAAATCATTTAACAGGAGAAAATATATATGGCTAGGAAAAACTTAGCGCTAGTACAAGATAATAAAACTAGAAAATCAACCCCACTTAAAGTCAAATACACAGATCTAAAAAGAATAGATCCAATCACAAAAACACAAAATGACTTTTTCCAACAATATAAACGAAAATCAGCTCTCTTGTTGCATGGCTCTGCCGGCACAGGAAAAACTTTTATTGCTTTATATAAAGCATTAGATGATGCTCTATCTAAAGGTGGACCATACAATAAAGTTATAGTTATTCGTTCAGCAGTTCCTTCAAGAGAGATAGGACATTTACCAGGAGATTATGACGAAAAGATAGACGTATATTCTATACCATATCAAAATATGTGTGATGAATTGTTGCCACAAAAACAACAACCATTCCAAAGATTAACTGAACAGAAATATCTATATTTTATGTGTACGTCTTTTGTAAGAGGAATTACATTAGATAACTCTATTATAATTGTTGACGAATGTCAGAATATGAATGACATGGAAATTAACAGTATAATGACAAGAGTAGGACATAGTTCAAAAATCATATTTTGTGGTGATTATAGACAAACAGACTTATATAAGAGTAATGACAAATCAGGACTTAAAAAGTTCATACAAATAGCAGAGGATATGCCCTCATTTGGAACAGTAGAATTTGGACCAGAAGACATAGTTAGGTCAGATTTAGTCAAAGAATACATACTAGCAAGGGTAAAATACGAAGATAAATTTGAAAATAATTGAAAAAATGCTTGACTTTTGGTCCTATAGAGTGCATAATGTATGTATATTAAATAAAAAAGTGAGGAAAATAATATGGAAAAAGAGCTAAATATACTACTCGAGGCAATATCAGAAGACTACAGAAGATGGAATGAAGCTTCTAAAAGAGCTAATGATTTTGGCTTTGATGTAGATGAAAAAGTTGCTGATTTTAAAGCTAAATTAGAAGTTAAAAAAGGCCGTAAATTCATCAAAATCATACAAGGCAATAGCGTCTGGGGTTTTGTAAATTTAACTCATGAAAGATTCCGTGAAGGAGATATCCTAAAAGCAGCAGGATGGAATGCTCCAGCTCTTAACAGACCAAGAGGCAACATTTTTGAAAACTATAGTGTTGCTTGGACTGGACCACATTACATAGCTGGATACTCAGCAGGTGGTACTAGAGAAGAAGGTCTCAACAGAGGCAGATCTGAGATGGTTATAAATAAATAATAATAGGACTTTTTATTATGTTCAATCATTTATCAATTGATATTGAATCTATCAAGCAAAAGAACACTCCTAATGGAAGGAGATATGAGACCCCAACAGGTCAACTTTATCCTTCTATTACGACAATTCTTTCTCATAAAACGAAACCATTTATCCAACAATGGAGGAAACGAGTAGGTGCAAAAACAGCAGATAAAATCTCTAGGCAAGCATCTACACGAGGTACCTCTATTCATAAATTGTGTGAAAGCGCATTAAAAAATCTACCTGAAGAAACAGATATGTTGAGTCTTTTAGACCAGGAAATATATTCAGAGTTTCGTCCGTTGTTAAATGATATTGATAACATACATGCACTAGAAGCAAAATTATATTCTGACCATTTACGACTTGCTGGTCAAGTAGATTGTATTGGAGAATATAAAGGTAAGTTATCTGTAATAGATTTTAAAACTTCCAAGAAAAGAAAAACACGATCTCAATGTTATAATTACTTTATACAATGTTCAGCTTATGCTATTATGTTTGAGGAAAGAACAGGAATACCTGTTGATCAAACTGTAATTTTAATGGCACAAGAAGATGATGGTCCTGCTATTTGGGTAGAAAAAAGAGATGAATTTGTACCCAAACTTATTGAAGCAAGAGACGCATACGAAGAACATTTGAGTAATGTATAGCTTCCAATCAAATTTTTTATCTGAAAAAGAATGTTCTGAAACTATAACATGGTTTGAAAATAATGGTGAATACATAGATGCTGAAATTAGCAACTATGCCAATTCTGCTGGTGGTGGAGTAGATAAAAACCAACGCTCAGGTAAAATTATATTCATGAGGAATAAAACATTTCCTGCACAAGATAAAATTATTAAACAAGCAGAAATATATGCAAAGGAAAAAGGCATTAAATTAAATGCTGGAGAAGTAGATTGGCAATTTGCTAAATACACTACTGGAGACCATTTTCAAATGCATCGAGATATGTACCCGTCCTATCAGACACATATTACAACTCCTATATGTAGAAAAATTTCGTTGTCTTTACAATTAAGTGATCCTGAAACATATGAAGGAGGAATATTTAGAATGGAAATTACACCAGGGGTAGTTACACATGCACCCACAGATACAGGTTCTCTTTTGATATTCCCTAGTTATTATAATCATAGTATATCAGAAATAACCTCAGGTACCCGTTATTCTTTAATAGGATGGTATAGAGGACCCTTTTGGACATAGTGACTCTTATAAATAACCTATTGAAATAGAACTGACTCTGTTTCAAGGAGTAAAATGAAGAAGATATATTTAATTCTTCCTTTCCTTTTTGCCGTAGGATGCGCTTCAGTAGCAACCGGTATAGACACAGCTAGAAATGTAGTAGCAACAGGCGTCTCGACAGTAACAACTGCCGGAGCCAACATGGTTGGAGCCGTTGCTAAAGATGTTTCTGATGTAGTTTCTACCACAGCAGAAGTAACTGCTGGTGTTGTTGATACTGTTGGCAAAGAAGTCAAGGACCAAGCAGCAGAGCTTGAAGTAAAACAACCTGATTTCCCTACAGCTAAATTGAAAGAAGATAAATAAAAACACGATGAGACCAGCTTAGCTGGTCTTGTCTCCTTTGAAAGAACAAAAAGGGAGGCCGAAGCCTCCCCAAACTGTAATCCCAGTTTACATAATCATTAACTTGTCCATTGAACAAACGACCATAAAGCATAAAAAATGCTCATTGGAACGCATGCGAATACGACATGTGTTATAACGGTCAGCCCTTTTTGTAGGTGTGTCATGAAAACATACCTCCTTGAAGATCTGATAAAGTTATTATTATTAAGGGCAAAAGTAACGGAGCGGACATAATCGCTACTAATTGAACCGCATCGCAGAAGAGACAAAATTTATCATCTTCTCTTAGTCTATCAATGTTGGTTTTCATGTGCTTCGCTACTTCGCCAAATGTAGCTGTGGTCATGAAACCTCTCCTATTTTTTAATATTAATTATACTTATGTAGAGATATTAATTAAATTAATACCTTACATACCTATTTATAAAAAATATTTTTTTAATTACTTCTTAATGGTATAAATAATTCTACAATTAATGGAGAGCAAGAATGGCTAAAGGATTAGCATTATTGGTTGTACTAACATTCTTATCAGGTTGTGGAGCAAATATATCACTAACAGCTTCTGTGCCAGAAGGTAAAGATTTAGACGTTACAATCAAAACAACTTCTGAAACACCGGGAAAGTAATAAGCACCGGGAAACCTCAAGTAGATTTCCCTACAGGTGCATTACAATAAACGGTACTATTGATGCTTGATAAAAGCTCTGAAAGAAGTTAATATAAATAACATTGTTCGTTGAAACTTAACGAAACTTTATGGACGTGGGTGCAATTCCCACCGCCTCCACCATTATCGCTGGTGGTAACCTAATAGCTCCGGATACGGGGGCGAACAGGTTCGACATAGAGAGGTAAGTAAGTGGAGAACAAAACTATAATCGGCGATAACGATTACGCACTTGCAGCCTAATTAATTAGGTAGACGGGCTTCGGTGGGTAGCTGTCAACAGAAACCCACCACTTTTTAATAAAGGGAGAATTTACATGTATATTAAATGGAAATTATTACCGATATTATTTTTAGGTATGTTAGGGTTTTCAAACCCTGTGAATGCAAATGATAATGAAATCATTTGTTTAGCTGAAAATATATATTTTGAAGCTAGAGGTGAATCTACAGCAGGTAGAATGGCAGTTGCACTTGTGGTATTAAACAGAGTTAAGGATAGAAGATTTCCTAACTCGGTTTGTGGTGTTGTTAAACAAACTAAATATTATCCTAGTGGTAGGATAGATTTACATTCATGCCAATTTAGTTGGTATTGCGACGGCAAATCTGATGCACCTGCAGATAGATCTTGTTGGGAAGATGCGTTATTAATAGCAGAAGTTATGTACACATACGACTCAATAGACGTAACAAATGGTTCCTTATGGTACCATTCTAAAAGAGTAAACCCTAATTGGGCTACACATTATCAACAAACAGTTAGCATAGATAACCATATTTTTTATAAACCACTTGACTAAAGGTTGGAAAGAACCTATAATAGCACTATGTTAACAGACTTACCTAACATAATGATTACGGGCGGTTGTGGGTTTATAGGGTCACACCTAACCCACCGTCTTTTGGATCAAGGATTTTATGTTCATGTTGTTGACGACCAAAGGCAAGGTAAAGTAATTTGGAATCATGATAATGTAGAATATCATAAATGTGATGTTGCAAACTTTAATCCTCATGATGCATATATTGAACCGCCACAAGCGATATTCCATTTAGCGAATACTCCTAGAGTAAGAAGAGCTTTAGAATATCCAACTGAAACAATTAAAAACAATATAGGAACAACAGCAACAGTTGCTGATTGGGCTAGAACTTTTAATTGTAAATTATTTTTTGCTACTTCTTCTAGTACACAATACAAAGAAGCAGCATCAAATCCATATACATTTAGCAAAGCAATGTGTGAACACATGTTGATGTTATATCGAGATCTATATGGTTTAGATTTTGTATTAATGTATTTTTATAATGTTTATGGGCCGGGTGAAGCAGACTATGGACCATATAGTACTGTTATCAGAAAATTTAAAAAAGATTACTTGACAGGCAATCCTATAACAATATTTGGCAATGGAAAGAAGGAAAGAGATTTTACTCATGTTCATGATGTAATACAAGGTTTATTACAACTAATGGTAGATCATGAAGCACCTTCTGTTGTTCATTTAGGTAAAGGACAACCACAAACAATTCAATCGATTGCAGACAATTTTAATTGTCCTATTGTATATGAATTTGATAGGCCAAGTGAAGCATTAATAACCCATTGTGAGAATCCTTATATAGAATGTCCTAATGATGTACATTCTTATCTTACACATTGGGTTGAGGAGAATAAAACAAATTATGACACCAAAAATCGTAGTGGACAACACAATAGAAATGACTGAGAAAAAAGTTAGTGACGTATTCCTTATTACAAAGGAGTTTCATACATCGACTGAGTTTTCACAGTATATAGAAAAAATGGCATACAATACAAGTTCGCCTTGTATGGATATGGTGGTTGATTATTGTATTAAAAAAGAAATTGAAATAGAAAGTATGTCTAAATACTTAACATCATCTTTAAAAGAAAAAATTAAAAACGAAGCATTAGATTTAAATTTGCTTAAAGAGAAAAGGCAGACAGAAAAACTTTTGTAATGGACCCATTTGACGTTTATAAAATTTATTTAGCATTAAAACTTCACTTCACAACTGAATCATATGATATAACAATACATAAGTTTGCAGCTAAAGGAAAGAAGGAAACTTTTTTAAAGCGTAAAGACTTAATGGTTCTACGAAAATTAGCAAGGGATTATCCTAGGCAAACAATAATAGATATACTCGTTTCTAATTTTGTAAGTGGAGATCGTTGGGGAGGTATGTTTGATAGTGAAGCATTAGATACATACAAAAGATGGAAAACAAATAAAGAGAAACGAGCTTACACATTTGAACAAGATTTACATGCCATTCAATTAAGAATGGAAAAGGACAATATAGAAGATGCTACAGTTGCTGACCAGCATCCTCTAATATTGAAAATGCTATTAGGAAAACAAATAGCACTTGAAACAGTCGTTATATTTAATAAAGCGATTAATTTTATTGATGATTATAGTGATGATCTTATATTGAAAGATACATGTTTATTGGTACGGAAATACAGTCCTTTTGTAGTCAAAAATACCAAAACACTAATAGAAGAACACTTAGGTCTTATAAATAATATTGCAAGAACTAGAAATAGTTCTTATACAAAAATATAACGTAAATACAACGCAATACAAGGAGAATATATATGTCGTTTAATACACTTTCAGACCTCAGAAAACAAAGAGGCAACTTCGATAACTTGATGAAGGAAGTCGAAAAAATCTCAAATCCCCAATCAAACTTTAAACAGGATGATGGTCGGGAATGGAAACCCACAGTAGACAAAGCAGGAAACGGTTATGCCGTTATCAGGTTTTTGCCTGCTCCTCAAGGCGAGGATATGCCATGGGTTAGAATTTGGAATCATGGATTCCAAGGACCAGGTGGCAAGTGGTATATTGAGAACTCTCTAACTACTTTAAACAAAGCAGATCCTGTTTCAGAATTAAACTCTGAACTATGGAACTCTGGTGTTGAAGCTAATAAGGAAATAGCTCGTAAGCAGAAGAGACGTCTTAATTATTATGCCAACATTATGGTTGTTGAAGATAAAGCAAACCCAGAGAATGAAGGACAAGTATTCCTTTATAAATTTGGTAAAAAGATCTTTGACAAAATTAAAGATGTGATGCAACCACAATTTGAAGATGAACAACCAGTAAATCCTTTTGATTTCTGGGAAGGTGCAAACTTTAAATTGAAAATAAGGCAAGTTGAAGGCTTTAGAAATTATGATAAAAGTGAATTTGATAGCCCTTCAGCAGTAGCAGAAGATGATGCTAGAATTGAAGAACTTTGGCAAAACCAACATTCTCTACAAGAGGAAGTTGCAGATAGTAAATTCAAGACCTACGAGGAATTGAAAACTAAACTGAATCTAGTTTTAGGAAGTTCAAGTAAAGTTCCTACAGCAGAGTCTATTTCCAGCACAACAGGAGATGCAGAGGACGACCATTTTATGGAAAAAGTGAAACAAGTCCAACCAGTATCAAATGTTGATACGTCAACAGATAGTGATGATGATACTTTATCGTATTTCAAACAACTAGCTGAAGACTAGCTTAAAACATAAAGTTTTTGGAGGCCTCGTATGAGGCCTTCTTTTTACCTGATATAAATAATGTTATGGATGTTAATATAATTAATCTTTTTGAGTTTCCTATATATCATGTTCGTAATTTTGCGCCTGAACATAGAGAAACCTGTGCATCCAATATAACTAATCAATACAAAGAGCGTGCTTATTATATTGACAACAATCCTATAAAAGGAGAGTATTGGCGACGTATAAGTTTATATGACGATAAAGGAGTACATGCACATACAAAAGGATTAGATGGAATACAAGGCATTCCTGAATGGTCTATTGTTAAAAAACAAATAAAAGATCACGCAATTGATTACTTACATAGTTTCACAGATTTAAAAAATACAGTATTACTTAAATCATTAAAAGAAGATTGGACAGACTATTCTTGGTGGTCTTGTTATGCAGAAAATGATGACTATCCTTGGCACCATCATGCCAATATGTTTTTTACTTCCTGTTGGTTTATACAACACGATGAGAAGCATGCACCATTAAGTTTCAGAAGTCCATTACATAGTCTTATAAATGGTTGGTTACCTGGAGATTCTAAACTGAAAAACGAAGTAGTTATAAAACCAGAACAAGGAGACTTGTTAATATGGCCAGGTTGGTTGGAACATGAAGTACCAGGACCTGATGCTTATATATTTTATAACAAAATGGAACAGGGTGCCAACAAATGGCAATACGACCCTGATACAATTAAATACGATCAGTTAAGGATAACCCTCACTTGTAATTTAGGAAAGTTACATGATTCTTTAACTACGCATACTAGGGAAGCGATATGAACAAACAAGAAGTTTACGAACAATTAAAAATAGACGAAGGAGTAGTTTATGCCATCTACAACGATCACCTCGGGTATCCCACCTTTGGAGTCGGTCATCTTATCAAGGAAAGTGATGAGGAATTCGGAAGGCCAACTGGAACTGCAGTTGACGAAGAAAGAGTCAGGTCGTGTTTTGACCGAGACCTTGAAATTGCCATTGGAGAGTGTAATGCTTTATACGGAGAAGGGAGTTTTGGAGAACTACCTGATGAAGTCCAGCAAATCTTGGTTAATATGATGTTTAACATGGGACGAACAAGACTATCTAAATTTAGAAAAATGAATACTGCTATTTCAGAAAGTAATTGGAAAGAAGCAGCTATAGAAGGTAGAGATAGTCGTTGGTATAGACAAGTAACTAAAAGAGCTGAAAGATTAATGTCTAGATTGGAAAAGGTTTAACCTGTATATCTAGCGTCTTGGTATCTTTGGATTGTACTATCAGAACTTCTAACTGTACCTGGAGTTATTAATAAGTTTTCAGGCGGAGGACCAGCGTTATTGTTAGTAATATTATTGACAACTGGTTGTGCTGCAGCTATATCACCCATTCCATCTGCACCCATATAATCTAATGCAGCTCCTGATTTACCCATAACCATATCTTTTACATTAAGAGCAGCTGTACCGAGCATGCCTACTGGTCCTAGCGCTGCCGCACCGACCCTTGCCCAAGGTTTTTCCCAAGGGTCTTTTCCCAGCTCTTTCATCGACTTCAGCCATCCACCTTTTGCATCACCTTCTTTTTCTGTACCAATTTTCAGGCCTGGTCCAGAGCCTCCCACTCCTTTTTCTACCATACTTGCTTTTTCAACTGCTTTTAATTTATCCTCAGGGTCTGCCGCTGCTTGTTCAATATCAGCAGTTACGTCAGTTACATCTAAAGCATCTGGATCGTCAGGATCTGCTGCATCCATTCCTCCTCCTTGGTCTGAAACATTATATGCATCTTTTAATTTTTGTCTAAATGCCTTAGCTTCTGGAGTGAAATGTCCACCCATAGAACCACCAGTCAATTCTCTATATGCTGCATTCTCTTCTGGAGTGAATACAGTATCAAATGCTTTAGAGACACCACCGTCAAATCTTTCTTTAACTCTCGTCCCGTCTACTGTTCTCGTAATCATGCTATTGATTTTATCTTCCCACGCTGGATTAAGTTCGTTCTCTCTTATGATCTTCTCTGCAATTGTTTCATATGCAGGATCATCCATATGGTCTGCGAGGAGTGAACCACTACTTGCCGTGCCTTGCGTCGTGGCCGGATCAGTTCCTTCTGGCCCCAATCCATTTGCTTCTCTTAGTCTATCAATAGAACCTTCACTTGATTTCCTAATTTCCATTTCTTTTTTAACAGCTGCCATGTCTTCTTCATCTAGATCATCATGTTGTATAATCGCTTGTAGTTCATCGTTGGAGGCATCACCAAGTTTACTACGATCTAATTCTGAATCACCCAACCTATCATGATCATATAAACCACTCGCTTGGGCAGACTCCATACCAGCATCTGTTTTTTCTCTTAGTGTTTCTGCAATCTTTTTCCTATCAATACCTATAGCAGTAATTGCTGCGCTGTTATTTGACATTGCTTTAACATTAGCAGCATTTCTAAGAGCTGCTTTATCTCTATCATCTAACTTCTCGTCGCCACCTGCTTCTTCAACTAAACTATTGTAAATTTCATCTGATTCTTGTTTTATTTTACTTGCTAAGCCACTATCTCTTGCTGAAATTTGTTTTAATGCTTCTTCTGTTTGTGCAGCGGATTCTGCTAGTTTACCAGGACTTACATCTATTGCATCTGCAATACTACCACCTGTTTTCTCACCTAACCAACTGCCTGCCATCCAACCAACTGCACCACCTATGATTCCACCTACGGCTACACCTATAGGTCCGCCGAATGCACCAATCATCATTCCTAATTTTGCACCGCCTATTGCACCGGCTGCTCCACCTACACCTTCTCCTACTGCTTCTGCTCTATCTGTTTGTGCTTCTTCTTGTGTTATTTCACCTGCATCAATCTGTTCATTTGCTTGACTAACACCTTTATATGCTGTGTATGCTCCGGCACCAACAGCAAGTGCTGCTCCACCAGCTTTCATCAGCATACCGCCTCTGCCGGCTAACATTCTGCTCATTCGACCGCCACGGCCACCACGGCCACCACGGCTACCTCTTCTACCTCTTCCACCAAAGAAGCCACCGCCACCGCCACCGTCACCACCGCCGGCACCTCCGCCTTCTTCTAGTATTTCTCTTATTTTAACTAATTCTTCTAACTGTCGTTGTTGGACGCCTTCTGAATCTGTACCACTTTGAAATATACCGCCTGCATTTCCTGGTCTAGCTCTCCCTCTTGCTGGAGCTTGCGCCGCTCCTTGTTGTGATTCTTGTGCTACTTGTTCACCTAATGTAGGTGCTACAGGTTCTAAGTTCTCTCCTTTTCTAGCATCATGCTCAAATATGTCTTTACCGGTAAGTCTTAACATATCCTTACCTGTAACATCTTCTAGGTTACTTTGTTGCGTATCCATTGAAACACCCAACGCACCCGCTTCATCTGCTAATCTGTCTTTCCTTGATTGTGAATATAGATTTGTAATACCGCCTGTACCGGCATCTCCAAACATTCTATCTAAGCCAAAAAATTGTTTTGCACCAGTAAGTAAACCAGCATCCTGGTCTATATTAAACATGTCTTTAAGACCACTACCTGATTCTAATGCACTTCTTTGTCCTTGCACATTTAACAGGTTACCCATTTGTCCAGTGGAATCTGTTGATTGAATTCTTCCTAATTGTTCTGATACTTTTTGTCTTGCTTCTCTACCTTCATTTCCTCTAAGACCCTGTGCCTTTTCTTGTAATTTTTGTAACTCTGCCATCTCTGCTGCCATTGCAGGATTGTCTTCTACTATCGCTTGTATTGCTCCGGCATTTTGTTGTAGAGCTGCCCCCATTACCTCTCTTTGTCTTTGTATTCCAACGCCTGTTGCTCTTCTTTGAAATTGTGTATTGGCCCTTGTTCCTTCTAATGCGCCTTCAAATATATTTCTCCTTCTTTCACTTTGTTGGAATTTTTCTACTCTAGCAAATTCACCTGTTCTCTCATCTCTATATCTTGTTCTACCATCTCTACCAACTTCTGCTCTTGCCATCTCTCTACCACCGAGAGTTAACTTACGCATTCCTCTTTCTGTTGTTGCATACTGATTATCCATTTCAGAAAGTCTGTTACCTATACTCCTACCACCTAAACCTCTTAGAGCTGCTCCTGCTCCTCTTCTATCACCTACAAGTCTTTCATTTATTATTCTTCCTTGAACGTCTACTTGTTCTCCTGCTCTCCCTAAGAATCCAGTTCTATTCAAAGTTTGTGCAACAGGTTCTTTTCTAAGTCTACTTGCATCTACAAAACCTGTTTGGTCTACAATACTAGATGTTCTACCACCTCCAGACATTCCACCTGATAAAGGACTACCAGGACCCCAACCACCAGGACCTTCCTGCCAGTTAGAACCGCCTTGATTGCCACCACCAGGACCTCCTCCAGGACCTCCTCTTCCAACACCCGGTCCTACAACAACTGTACCAGGACCACCAGGACCTGCTCTACCTGGTCCACCGCCACCTGGTCCGCCACCTGGTCCGCCACCTGGTCCACCGCCTCTTCCTCCTCTTCTTATGAAACCCATCATGTTATCTTGGTTATTTAGAATTTGGATTCTTGCGTCTCTTGCTCCTCTATTGTGTTTCTTTTGTTTGACATAGAACTCTTTCAGGGTTTCATGAAACTGTTTTAAGTCTTTCCCTGTCTTATCAATCTTTTTGTTTTGGTTATGTTGCAAGATATTCATAGTTAAGTTAGATAAACCATGAGTCTTTTGATTTCTTTGGTTTTGATGTGTCTTTTGGTCGTTCCTTTCTTGGGTCTCCGCAAGCCGGTCTACCTTACTATGTAAATCTGTATCCTTCTTATCAGCCATATACTTTTAACTCCATCTAGCTTTATCGGCAGCTTCTTTTTTAGCTTCCTCTTTCTTCTTGAGATGAATTAATAACATATTAATATAAACATCTCTTTCCCATGGCATCATATTTTCAAGTTCAGTGAGACTGTAATTATGCTCTTGCATTAACAGGAAATTTGTCCTGTAATAATTTTCAAGAGTCTCCTGGGAAAGAGTTATGCGAAAAAATGTTCGTATCCGTTGATACTAACTTTATTATCTCTATCACATTTAGGACACTTATAATCTATTATGTGTTCTAAAATAGGCATAGCGAAATAATATTTTCTTATCTCTCCCATTGTCTCTATTGGCAAGTTTTCCATAAACTCTAGAAGTTCTTCTTTTGAAGTATCTTCTCTAGCATAAACTTGCTCATCATCATATATATGGTCAATACAGTCCAATAATAGTTCTGTATCATCGGAACCTCCTTTATCCTCTACTAATGCCACTGTTTCATTAGTAGGATATCTAAGAGCAATTCCAATCCCTTTTTCTTTATCTACCGTGATTTTATTATCTGGTATATCATCTAAACCATCTAATTGCATATCAGGCAAATTAAGTGTATAATTTATTTTTGCATCGCAACCCTCTCCTCCACAACTTAAAGTAAAGTCTTGAGTTTCACCTATAGACTTTTCTCTTAATCTTAGAAAGATATTTTGTAGATCATACATTGGTATTTTTGTAGCATCAAGTTCTCCAAATGAACAATTTGTAACAACTTGTTGGCATGCTCTTACCATGTCTCCAAAACTATCTTCGTTTGTTGCGAGCATTAATATTTTTTCCTCTTTTACGCGGAACGGTCTAAACTTTAAATCTTTATTTAAAGAATAAACCTTCAATTCAAAAGTTGGTGTATCCAACTGTGGTAATGCCATAATTTTCTCCTATTATAATATTATATTTATTAACCCCATCCAGATGGTTTACTGCCATCGAATGGGTGTTCAATCGTATCTGACGTCCAATAAGCAGAACTAGCTATTAAAGTAGTTCTTGCTACTGACGCAGATCCCCATGCCATTGGTACAAGGTTAAGTACCTTTGGCGTAACTTCATGCAACTTCCATGATGCATGAGCGTTATCGTCTCTGCCTAATTGAATAATTTCAACTTCGCCCCAAGTTTTTTCCGGGTATTCCATTTCCCTTGAAGTGGTATCTACACATAAGCGAGTCCAAGATTCAAATATAGCTCTTAGAGACCAATCAACATCAGTTATAAATGTGAAGTTAATTTCATTTCCTAAGAAACCAACATTTGTATTTCTGTAATGAGTAAAAGGACCAATAGGTACTTCTTTGTTTCCTAATACCATACCAGGTATTTGTACTTCCTCACACATTATAGTCATATGTCTTTCTGTTTCTGTGCCTTGTGTTACACTAGAAGGTAACGACCATTTAGTCTCGAACCTTTCGGTCCAAGCCATATTCATTGTCTTTAATTCACTTACAAAATTACTTAATTTGTTAGGACTTTGTGCCATTAAATACTACTCCTCTTGCGTTCAGGGACTTTATTACTATGTCTCCAAACTGTTCTATCCGATGCACCTGTAAAGTTTTGTACTGGTAAAAATATAGCTGCTTTCCAATGTTCAGGATCTACTTTTAAAAGTCTACCTTGTATTTGGCTACTTAAATATTTTTTAATTGAATTCCTTACTCCAGGAAATCTTTGAAAGTTTTGTACTATTCTCCAATCAGATGCTAATTTATCTTGTTTTGTTAATTGATGATCTTGTTTATTTTGTGGTATAAGTTGACCTAGTAATTCCGCTCTTTTTAATGGAGCTAGATAATGTAAGTTAATACCACTGAATCCGTTTGCTGAAGGTTCTGAAATCATAACAAGAGGAAACCCATCGTAATATTTTAATGTTTCCTTATGTCTAGGATCATATCTAAACATATACATAGAACCTACTTCTAATTTATTAGTTATCTCCCCAATATCTGTTTTAAGAACTTCTGCATAGGTATTCACACCTTCAAGATACTTTCTTATAGCTGCTTGATACCATTGTGCTGATCTGTCTATATCTCCAGCCGATGTTCTTATATTTTCAAATGGGTTTGCCATACTTGTATTTATATTAGATACCAAGTTCTTTTTCAGTAATAATCATAAATTCCATGTTTTGTTTTTTACAAAACTGTTTAGCACTTTCCCACTTTGCTTCGTTGACACCCCATTGTGCAACCTCTTGTAGGTATTTCTTAGTTTTTCTTCTGGGTTCTGGCGGTTTTGTAAATCTTTTTGGTTTTACTTCTATAAGATATTTTTTAATTACACCGTTTGCTTGTTTAATTTCTGCATAAAAGTCTATATAATATTTGTGTATTCTTCTATCAAGAGGACTACGATAGGGCACTACAATCTCTTCTGATACCCAACCAATTACAGACTCATTAAGATCACACCAATTCATAAACTTTAGTTCATAACTGGACCTGTAGATTATATCAGAGGCTTTGCCTAGATATTTTAATCTATTTCGAGGAATAAATCGTCCTTTGTATATTTCTTTAGCATAAACCATATAAATAAGATAAAGATAACTTCATGGAGTATTTATGTCAGAATCTGATACTAAACCTATAATCGATAACAGGGCAACCAGACCCAATGAGGTTGAGGTGCAAGAACGAAAAACTCTCTGGGAAAAGGCTGACTCATGGATACCTGGCTCTTGGACAGATTACGAAAAAGACCGTGATGAAAGAGAGCAAATGAATGAGGACCCTACTTACAAATCAAATGTAGATGATTATCAGAAAGAAAGAATGGGGTATAGAGATCGTTCAAATGATCCTGACTTTGAAGAAGGTGAAGATAGATGGAAATTTGTAGGCAAAGAAGAAGGCAAAGCTACTAAAAGACCTAGTGCTAAATCAATACAGCATGGTGTCAACATGTGGAAATATCCTGCTGAGATAGGTGGTGACCCATATCCACATAGTGTTATATTTTATATAAACGCAAGAGAGAATACAGTATCAGGAACAACAGCTATTAGTAAAGGTAGTGATGGAGACGAAAAATCAAAAAATGCTTATAGAGAAGCACAAAGAAGAAAAAATGAAGATTACACTCAACAGAACAGAGCAAAATCAGAAGAATACAATGATGTGTTATCAACACAAGCAGCTATAGGTTTAGGTACTGCTGGTTTTGGAATTGCTAAAAAAATGCAAGGTAATAATGCAGGAGCACAAACAGCTCCACTAGCAGCAGGAGCTAGTGCCGCACTAGGTGCTATTGCTTCTCGAGCAGTAGATATAGTTTCAACTGTTAGATTAATGGATGCAATTCAATTACATATACCAGCAGCACAAGTAGCACAATATACAGCTGATTGGAACGAAGACTCATTAGGAACGGCAATGGGATTAATGGCTTCTGGTAGAGGAGATGTAAAAGATATTTTTTCTAAAGAGGGATTGGAGTTTGTTGGAAGGAATGCAGCAGCAGCAATAGCAGGTATACCTGCTCAAATGGGTGTAGGAGATATGAATGCCGGAGCAGCACTAGAAGCAACATCAAAGAAAGTTAATAATCCATATAAAGAACAATTATTTAAAAGTATGGGGTTTAGAAAGTTTGCATTTAATTATGTATTTGCTCCTAAAAGTGAGGAAGAATATTCCTCAATTACTAAAATTATAAGTACATTTAAATATCATATGCACCCAGAAATATCAGCAGATGATTTGTTTATGATTTATCCTTCAGAGTTTGATATAGAATATATGTATAGAAATAAAGAGAATACACAACTACATAGAATATCAACATGTGCTTTAACAGATCTTAAAGTAACATATGGTTCAGACGGACAACTTACATCTTTTAAAAATTCTGATGGTGCACCAAACGAAATAGCAGTACAGTTATCATTCACAGAACTAGAAACACTAACAACAGACAGAATAGACAGAGGATTCTAATGTATTTTAAAACTTTACCAAATATTGTATATCCATTTAAAGAGTCAGCTACAAGTAAAACAACAAAGTCAAAAGTAGTAAAGGATATTTTTAGACGAATACAATTAGACAAATATATTACAAACAGACAAAATCTAGAAGCTTATTTTGTTAGAGGTGGTGAAACACCTGAAATAGTTGCACATAAACTATATGGCAATTCTAAATATCATTTTATATTGTTAATATTAAACAATATTATAGATCCTAGAAAAGAGTGGCCTAAAGGAAATAGAGAATTAACTTTATATGTTAAGCAAAAATATGGTGATAATAATATGTCAGACGTACATCATTATGTAGAAGCAACCGATACAGACATTATAGTCGACTGGGATTCAACCAGATTACAAAACGGAGAAATACAAGCAGTTACAAATATGGGGTATGAAGAAGAATTAAATGAACAGAAAAAACAAATATTCATATTACCTAGCTCACAAATTAAAGACTTTGTAGATCAGTATAAAAAATTGGTAGGTTAAATTATGGCAGAAGGCAATCTTGCAAGTTGGATAAAATGTGAACTTGTTCCTAATGAAGGAGTTCCAGGTGTAGAAACATTAGACATTAGAACAATGGCTATGGAATGTTTAATACATGAAGATATATTTTCTCCCACAATGTATGGATCTTTAACATTAGCAGATAGTACTAATTTAATAGGTAACACACCTATAATGGGTGGTGAAAAATTAAATCTTTCTTTTGTAAACAAAGCAGTTAAAGATATGGGTGAAGACACACCCGATAATATAATAGAAAGAACATTCGTAGTTTATGCAATTGAAGATAGAAGAATAAATAACGATCGTCAACAATTTTATACATTAAAATTTATTTCACCCGAAGCATACCTAGATCAAGAAGTTGCATTATCTCAAAGCTTCGAAGGAACAACAGACGAGATAGTAAATAAAATTTTCAAAGAAGTCTTTATAGACAATGATGTATCTAGATTTGATGGAGGAGATCCTTCATCGTTAACAGTAGCAGACGCACCACATTTATCTAAACTTAAATATATTTCTAATTTTTGGTCACCCTTTCAGAACTTTGCTTACTTAGCTAAAAGAACTAAAGGAGGAACATTATTTGGTAGTGATTTTTTCTTTTATGAAAGTAATAAAGGGTTTTATTACGCATCATTACAAAGTTTAATAGACGCTCAAAAGGGAGACCCGTGGGCAACATTAGTTTACAATCCTTTAGTAGGTAGCAATGATAATGAAAAACCATTATTCCCTATGACAATAACTGAAATGAAAGTGCCTAGAACTATTGATATATTAGAAAATCAAGACTCAGGTTACTTGGCAAGTTCTGTTAGAGCATATGATTTAATGGCAAAGAAGATGGAAGAAAGAACAATTGATATAAGAGAACATTGGAGTAACTTTGTTCATACAGATGATGGGATACCAATTCCAGCAGGTGTTGGTAGAACACCTTTTGCAAAACAAACATTTAAAGTATTAAATGCAATACCATACAATGACTTTGAATACAATCATAAACTTTATATTGATAATGAATTAACAAGGGACAATTATATAAACTCATTTAATAATTATAGATTTGAACTTGAAATGCCTGGTAGAACAGATATAGAAGCAGGAGCTATGTTTCGTTTAGAATATCCTAGTATGAAAGAAAAAATTGTAGGTATGTCTCCTGAAGACGTAACTGATAAAATACTTTCAGGCAATTATTTAATAACAGCAGTAAAACATAAGATTACTCCGTTGAACTATATAAATCAAATTGAATTTGTTAAAAATGGAATAAGCGGTGGAGACATGGGAGCAGAAGAATGAAATTGAAAAATCATGGTAAGCTAAATACACCTGATTTTATTTGGTGGATAGGTATAGTAGAAAATAGAATTGATCCTTACAAACTAGGAAGATATCAAGTAAGAGTAATGGGTTATCATACAGGTAATAAAGAAGCATTACCTACTGAGGATTTACCTTGGGCAACATTATTAAACCCTGTTACATCAGCAAGCATGTCAGGAATAATGGAAACACCTAATCTAGTAGAAGGAACAACAGTAGTAGGATTCTTTAGTGATGGAGAAGATGGACAAATGCCTATTATAATGGGTTCATTAGCAGGCATGCCTTACGAGGCCCCTGTTGAAGATGGCTTTGCAGATCCTAGAGGAATATATCCTAGAAGAATAGAAGAGGGTGCAGAAGATGAAGGATTAAATGTATTAAATGAATCCGACTTACCTAGGTTAGCAAGAGACGGAGAGGCCGAAAAACATATTACATTAATTAATAAAAGAGAACAAAGGGAAGTAGGAATAAGAACAGCAAAGGCACCGTCAGTATCAGAGGAAAACGGCGATGCTATATTAGATGATAAATCAGGTGCTGATTATGAAGGAGTAACATGGGACGAGCCACACCCAAGAGGAGCAGAAACATTAGAATATTTTGACCCACAATCTGATGAAGAGTACCAGGCCGGCCCAGACTTTGAAAAACACAATTCTGTTTATCCATTTAATAGAGTTAAAGAAACAGAATCAGGACATGTATTTGAAGTAGATGATACACCACAAAATGGAAGGATTCATGAGTATCATAATGCAGGCACATTTAGAGAAGTACAAAGAGACGGAACAACAGTAACAAAAATTGTTGGAGACAAATATGAGATAATAGCAGGTAGTGAAAATGTTGTTATAAGGGGTGCAGCAAATGTTACAATAGCAGGTGATTGTAAGATGTTAGTAAAGGGCGATAAATATGAGGAAATAGAAGGTAATTATTTTGTTTCAGTTTTTGGAGATAGAGTTACAAAAATTAATGGTAATGATATACGATCAGTTATTACAGATGTTACTGAACAAATTAATGGCAACAGAACAGTAAGGGTTACAGGAGATGACACAGAAACAGTTGAAGGTAAACAAAGTGAAACAATTGGTAAGGAAAAATCAGTAACTGTTACAGGTAATTTATTACAAACTTATTCATCTAATCATACTTCTAATGTAGCAGGATTTAGAATGGATGACGTAGTAGGAAATAGAACTATGATAACAGGCGGTAATATAAAATCAGGTGCTGTTGGAACAAGTTTATTTGCTTCAAAAGGAGACCAAGAAATTAAAACTGAAGGTAATCAGAAGGTTACTGTAATAGGAAGTATAACGGAAACAGCAGCTAGTGCAGATGAGGCATATACAGGAACACATAAAACAGCGGCAGCTACAGCAGATAAAGTATATACTAACGGTGAAATTACAGTAGCTACTATAACACATACTCAACATACACATCAAACAACATCAATGGATACAGGTGATGGAGCTAACTCAGGTGCTAAGAATGCTTCTGATTCACCAAATAGCGGAACATAATAGGAGGACAATATGAGTTGCGGACCAGCAGAAAAAATGAGGGCGATGGCAGATGAAGTCGATGCTCTAAATAAAAAAGCAGAAGACGCCGTGAATGCTGCAATAGGAGACAAACTAGGCGAGTTACAACAGGAAGCACAAGATAAAATTAATGGTATTATGTCTAAAGTAGAGGGTATGATACCTTCTATTGGTATTCCAAAAGCTTCTACCAACAGTATAACTGATTTAGAAAATATTGCTAAACTTATTTTGTTAGGTAAATTAGCAGAGCCACAAGTTGAAGCAGCAATAAAACAATTTAAATCTGCATGGGGTGGTGATATAGACATAGACAACTTAGCAGATAGATTAAGAATGGGGTCTTTAGCAATAGATCAAATTTGTAAAGCAATTCCAAATTTGGAAACTGATGGTGTACAAATTACAGCTAAAGGTACACCTACTTCGTTTCCTGAGATAGATGCTGTTGCATTACTAAAGGGAGGAGACTTACCTGAGTACAAATTACCTAAATTAGAGTATGATATTACAAAAAGAACAAAAGAGGCAACAGATTCCTTTCTAAAAGTTAAAATGCCTCGAATAAAAATAGGACCGGGACACCTATAATGGTATAAATACTAATATGGCAGTTTTAAAGAAAAAAGTATCAAGAATATATAAAGACTTTGACATGGCATTTAACGTCAATGCAACTACCGGCGACCTAATGAAAAAGTTAGATGACAATGCCGTTAAACAGTCTATAAAGAACTTACTAATGACAGAAAGATATGAGAGGCCATTTCAACCTGAATTAGGATCAGGAATTTATACAATGTTATTTGAACCAATGGATTTGTTAGTAGCACAATCTCTAAAAAAACAAATTCATAATATGATTACAAACTTTGAACCAAGGGTTGAAATAAGAGAAATACAAGTTAATCCAATATACGACCAAAACTTTTATGGAATAACTCTTAGATATAAAATTTTAGGTGTAAACGAACCACAAGAACTGCAAACAAAATTAACAAGGTTAAGGTAAAGAAATGGCACAGTTAAACGTAACAGAATTAGATTTTGATCAGATCAAAACAAATTTAAAAACATATTTAAAATCCCAAACAGAATTTTCAGATTATAATTTTGAAGGTTCTTCTTTTGCAGTTTTAATAGATTTATTGGCATACAATACCCATTACAATGGTGTGTTGGCAAGTATGTTAGCAAATGAATCGTTTTTAGATTCAGCAGTTAAAAGAGAATCAGTAGCATCATTAGCAAAGGCAGTAGGTTATACACCTAGATCTAGCAGAAGTCCTACTGGAAAAGTTAATTTAACAATTACACCCGCATCAGGATATACAAGTACAAACCTAACTTTACCTAGGGGCACAACTTTTACTTCAACACTTGACGGGACTACATATCAATATTATCCAAAAGAAGATGTTACTGTATCAAAATCAGTAGTAGGTAGTGTTGGTGTTTTTGTTTTTAATGACTTAGAACTTAAAGAAGGAATAAGAGTATCAAACCAATTTACAGTAGAATCAGCAAATCCACAAGGGCCTTATGTTATACCTAATGACAGAATAGATACTACATCAATGAGAGTAAGAGTACAAACTTCATTATCCGATACAACATTAACAACTTGGAATGTAGCAGAAAAGTTTTTAGATATAAAAAATGATACAAAAGCATGGTGGTTAGAAGAGGGAGCAGACGGACTTTACCAATTAAGATTTGGTGATGGTGTTATAGGACAAAAACTAACAGTAGATAATCTAATTATTATTGATTATATTGCATCTAAAGGGTCAGAAGGAAATGGTTGTAAATCTTGGTCAATGAGTTCTACAGTAACAGGAACAGGAGAAACAAATACTATAACAACCGTTGCTAATGCTTCATCCGGAGCAGCAAAAGAATCTATAGATAGTATTAGATTTAATGCTCCAAGAGTTAATGCTACAAGAGATAGAGCAGTAACATCTAAAGATTATCAATCATTAATTTTAGCAAGTAATTCAAACATACAATCTGTTGCAGTATGGGGTGGCGAGAAAAATGACCCACCTATATATGGTAAAGTGTTTATCTCACTTAACCCTGTATCAGGCTATTCAATAACAACACAAGACCAAGACAATATTTTAAACTCTATTATTAATCCTAAAACACCTGTAGCGATTCAACCAGAATTTGTAGATCCAGAATTTGTTCATATAGGATTAAAAGTTAATGCAATATATGATCCTAAAGTTACAACATTGTCTCAAGGACAAATTAAATCTGCTATAAATTCTTCTATTAATGAATACTTTGATGAAAATTTAAACAAACTTAATAAAAGTTTTTATATTTCAAGAGTACATGATCTTATAGTTTCAGACTCAGCATCACTTATATCAGTTAATGTAGAACCTTACTTACAGAAAAGATTAGATCTTACTTTAAATTCTCCTTTTGCTTATGAGGCAAAGTTTAATACAAAGGTACAACCAAGAGAATTAAAGAGCTCATATTTTGATGTAGAATTAAGTTCTAATACACATAAGGTTTATTTAAATGATACACCAGCATCAACAGTAGTTGCACCTAATTATAGTGGAACAGGAATAGTAAATTTTGTTGACACAGATGGAACTACAATAGTAGGAGAAGCAGGAACAATTGATTATGATTCTGGCACAGTTTCATTAAATTCAATGATAATTAAATCATTATACGGCACAGACAAAAAATTAAAAATAAGAATTAAACCACATGATTCATATAAGGACATTACAACTGATGCTCTTATAAGAACATCGGACACATCAACAGCAGCAGTAGTAGCAAAACCATCTAGAAACACAGTATTAACTTTAGATGATAGTGCTTCTAGTCCAATAACAAATACAAATGTTGGTGTTGATATTACAGTAACACCTGAAGTAGAAGAGGTCTAATGACTGATTATATACCAGCCTTTTATAGATATGTTTCATCTATAACGATAACAGCGGCAGGCTCAAATTATACTACTGCACCAACAATTTCAATAACTGGTGGTGGTGGTACAGGAGCAACAGCAACTGCAACTGTTTCAACGTCTGGTACAATAACAGAAATAACAATTACTAATAAAGGAACTGGTTATACAAGTGTTCCTACAGTAACATTAACAGGCGGTGGTGGAACCGGAGCAACAGCAACAGCAGTATTAGATGCTGCACAAGGCAACATTTCAGAAGAAACACATAAAACATCTTGGACAGTAGAAGAACAATTCCCTTCATATATTAAAGATAGTTATCCTAACTTTGTAACATTCGTTAAAAAATATTATGAATTTATGGATCAAACAGGAAAACAAAGTGATTCTATAACAAACTTTAATGAAATAGATATTGATTATTCAACTGACGCTTTTTTAGAAAAATGGAGATTAGTATTAGCACATGATTTTCCTAAAAAAATATCAGCAGATAAATCCTTTTTCTATAAAAGAGCCAAAGACCTTTATGAAGCAAAAGGAACAAAACGATCTATAGAAACATTCTTTAGAGTTTTATATAACGAAAATGTTGAAGTTACATATCCAGGTAAATATGTATTAAGAACATCTGATGGTATTTGGAGTAAAGAACAAGCAATTAAAATACAAGAAGCTGAACATGGAGGCAATAAAGAGCCGTTAACATTAGAAGGTAAAAACATTGACCTTAGATATTATGAAACAGGCGCTTCAAGTCAGGTTACAATTTTAAAAACATTAAACGCAAGTGTTGCAAGAGTAGAAAAGAATACTTATCAAACAAATGGTTTAACACTACAAAGATATGAATTAGTTTTAAAATTTCCAGACGGTGTAATTACAGAATCAGAAGTTCATGGACCAGGAGCAGGAGCTGTTGGTACTGTTACAGTAGCTAGTGGAGCAGTAACAGCAGTAACAGTAACTAATGATGGTTATCAATATAACGCAGCACCGGTTGTTAATTTCTATGGAGATGGCACAGGAGCAAAAGGACACGCATTAGTAGACGGCAACGGAAATGTTTCAAGTGTCGTAGTAACAGC